CTATGTGGAGCATCAATCCCTGAACGGTGAAGTTTGTGAGACCCCCGCCGATGGTGGCGTTGATGTAGGGCAGAATCATCATCTTCAGCATGTCCTCGTTGGACGGAGTGACGAGCGTCTTGAGGAAAGGGATCGCGGTCTTCGCCTGCGTCTCGGCATCCTTGATCATGGAGAGGATGTTCTTGTATTCGTCGTCATTGAGCAGGGCAGGGGTGATGTCGTAGATGTTCGGGTCGGTGAACCAGACATCGGCGGACTTCTTGAGCGTCCCGGAGTTGAAGTTGAAACTGGTGGCATTGAGACCTGCCATCGTCTCCCCGCTGTACTGCGTGTGGAAGGCGATGCCCAACTTGGCGGAGGCAATCCTCTTGCCGAGGTCGCTGTCCTTGCCGACCGCATACATGATGGTGTTCGGCTGGAAGGTGATGTATTCCACCCCGTTGATGGTGCGGGACTTCTTGTCCCCGCCCGTGAACATGAGGTCGCCCTGTAGGACACCCTTGATGCCCAACTTGGGGAGCAACTGGAGGCAGGCAATCAGTTTGTTGGCTAGGTCGGCGGACTCAACGCCCTTCCGGACTTCAGCGGGGGTGTGGTATGCCTTGACGGTCTTGCTGAAAGCCCCCTTGGTCGCCACGAAAAACTTCTTGTTTTCCGGATTGATGCCGCAGACAACGGCTGGTTTCCCGTCCCATTTGGTGGAAAACTTGACCGAAGCCGGGGGTTTTCCCAAATGAAGGCTCTTGGAGATGTCCTTCAGGAATGCCACGGAACCGAGCAGACCCTTGCCACCGGAGAGGAACATCATGTCCTCTATGTGGTCAAGGTGCTTGTTCTGCACCTTTGATTCCTGAAGTATTTTTTGTGTCTCTAGAAACGATAACATAAGGTTTGGGTTTCCCCTCGCCTTATTTATCGCCTCTGAATACACGCCGTGGGAGTCGAACCCACCTCTCGCGGTAATCTGCCGCTAAGACCGATTATAAGGCGGTTTGCATACCCGGATGCTAGGCGTGCGTTTAGTCATGTCCAATCGTCAAACTTGTCTTTCATTCCCCGCATGCGTGTGTGCGTGCGAGTCTCTTGGTCATCTTCATCGGCATCATGATACCCCGACTTTGGCTTGCTGTCAACTAGTTGTTGCATAGAATCTTCCACATCAAATAGTTTCATCTTTGCCCGGTCAATTCCAATCACGAACTTTCGGTTGGTCGCGGTATCGTTGTACCGGTTCTTGAGTTGCTTCACCATGACCTGCCCCAACTCGTCCAGTTGCTCGGTGGCAATGATGGCGAACATGAAGTCGGCGGTAGCCGGAAGACCGAAAGACTCGGATGTGTCCGTCAGGTCAACATCGGTGTTGGAGAAGCCGGATCGGTTCGTCTGGGTCGCCGTGAAGATGGGAACCGCCATCTCCACCGCCATTCCCCTCAACTCCTCCGCAATCGCCTTGATGTAGGTGTAGGAGTTCACATTCGCACCGGGCTTGAAGCGGGACGAGGCACAGATGTTTAAGTAGTCAATAAACACGACATCGGGCTTGAAGTTCTTCTTGAGCCGCAACTCATCCATCAGGTGGCGGAAGTGGTTGACGCTAGCGGAAGCGGTGGGATACTCCTTGATGATCAACTTGCCAGTGATGTTCTTGGTCAACTTGGCGAGTTTCTTGCCGTAGACATCTATCGGCAGATGCTTGAGGTCATCCAGAGTCACATCCATCAGGTTTGCATCAATTCGTTCGGCGATGCGTTCCTCCGCCATCTCGCATGTGATGTAGAGGACATTCTTGTTCTGGGTCAGGCAGTTCGCCGCATGGTGGCACATGAACAGGGACTTGCCCACTCCCGTGCCCGCGAGGACCACATTCAGGGTCTTGTCAGGGACACCGCCGTTGGTGATCCGGTTGAAGTAGTCAAGGTCAAACGGGGTCTTCTTCTCAATGCGATGGTAAAACTCGTATCGCTGCTCGGCATCCTCAATGAAGTCGTGACCGATGTGCTGGTCAAAGGACACGCTGAGGGCTTTGGAGAGGATGTCGGGAATCGCATTGGTGGAGCGACCCTTCGCCTTCTTCTCGTCCAGCAACTCAACTGACTCCATCAGGGCATTGTATACCGCCTTGTCCTTGCAGAACTTCTCGGTCTGGTCCACCAGCCATTGTTCCTCCGGCTCCTCATCGGAAGCGGACAATCCATCCACCAGACGGATGCAATCGTCAAACTCACCCTGTGACATCCCTTCCTGTTGGTTGAGGATGATATTGAGGGCTTCCCGCGTGGGCGCGTTCGTGTACTTGTTCACGAACTCCGAGATGGTCCTGAAGAGACGCTTCTCGCAGTTGTCATGGAAGTACTCGTCCTTAAGGAACGGGAGTACGCGACGGGTATAGCCTTGCCGATGCAGCAGGCTTCGGAGGATGACGAGTTCAATCTTGTCGGTCATGGTCATATCATACCACACATTCGCGAGAGTGTAAAGTTCTAGACAATTCAATGACCTTTTCACAAATATAATCTATCTGCTCATCAGTCAGTTCACCATATGATGGCAAAATAACCACGCTATTGTTTACTAGCCTCGCTATAGAATCATCCCCTCTCATGTTCAAGTGAGAGTGTGCGGTATAAGGATAAAACATGGGTCTTGTTTCAATGCCCGCTTCCATGAAAAAACGATGTGCGATGTCATAAGAGGTCAACTCCTGAAACCTTACTCCAAACATCCACATTGAATGCTCACAACCATCTTCATTTGCTTGAATGTCAATGTCAGGAAGACAGCACAAGTTTTTTCGATATCTGTCAAACACATGACGCTTTTGATCGAAAATGAAATCAGATGTTTCCAATTGTCCCAGCAATATAGCAGCCTGAATGTTAGTCATTCTGTAGTTATATCCCAGAACATCATGTATGTACCTCTTGTTTGTTTGACCTTGACCCTTTACTTTCGTGATGAATTTATAGACTTCTTCATCATTGGTCATGAATGCCCCTCCCTCTCCACAAGTTATGTTCTTGTTGCCGAAGAAGGACAATGAAGAGCACAATGAGGCGGTTCCCGAACAGACACCGTCGTATCGTCCGAACATTCCCTCACAGTTGTCTTCTATTACCACACACCTATGGTTTCTTTTCAACAAAGGGACATTGATGATATTACCAAGGTTGTGAACCGCAAAAATAGCATCCGTGTCAAGGACATCAAACCCATCCAGATTCATGTTCCATGTGTGTAAATTCAAGTCCACACACTCGATGTCCCATGAAACACCATCATACAACAAAGAGTTGTATGCGGCTACATAGCACGCACTAGGAACAAGAACTCTCTTGACTTCTGGATGGAAACGGAAAAGTGTTTTTGCGACAAGATGTGTCGCTGAGGTTCCGTTGTTTACCAGAATGGTGTACTTGGAACCTGTCATGAATGAGAGTTTTTCAGTAGCCTTCTCAATGTATTCTCCTATAGAGGATATCCAAGAGGATTCTATTGCCTTTCTTGCGTACTCAACGCTCAATTCAGAAATGTATGGTTTGTATACCGGTATCATAGTCGCTTTCTTATCATGTAAACGATTCCGTTCTTGTGATCTGTGGTGAGAAATCCATACTTTTCATACAACGAGATGGCGCGGTGATTGGATTCGTCGGCAGTCAAGAGTATAGAGCCGTCATAGAAAGAAGTCAACCTATCCATCATGATTTTTCCATAGCCTTTTCCGACATGACTTTCCCTGACGCATATACCAAGCCAAACACCATTCTCATCCTTGTCCAGATGACCATATGCTATTGGAAGAGAATCTTCCGTGAGTATAGTGGTCAGGATATGAGATTTAATGCATTCCGGCAGGCTTCTTTTGAGATAGTATCGGAAAGAGTTGGAAGAAGAACCTACCTCTTTCAAGAACCTTGATATGAGTTCTTGGTTATCTTGTCCTATGTCGATGAACACTACAGACTCGTTGGAGTCAATAGGTTTTGTGTTTTCTTTGAATGAACTTGCCATCATCCAAGTCCTCTCCCCTGATACCAGAGGATATCATCTCAACGACTTTTTTGTCGAGTTCATCAATGAGTTGATTTCTTTGAACATTGAGGTCACAGCATTTCTTCAGGCACTCCCACAAGTTTTGCGCTCCCTGCTCGTTCATGAAGTACTTATCCTTGTACTCCTCAAAAGACATTCTTCGAATCTCGTAGAGTATTTCTTGATTGTTCCACATTTTTAAGTCTGCTGTAATGAGTTTGTCAACAATACTCCCTAATGTATCTGCCATGTTAGTTACTCCCGTACTTGGTCTTAATTTCATCGTCAACCATGTCCAACAAGTCGCCCGAACAGTCACTATTCTTGTGGACATGGCACTCTACCCACAACTGCTTTGCTTTTTGAGGAATGTTGTAGTCCCACAAACCTCCCCAATGTCCCTCATCTCTACCGTTAGACGAACAAATGTATGTCTTGTTGGGGTTAAAGAGATTGCTTTTAGTGTGAGTGAAACTATACGGACCGCTGGATCTTCCCACGATGATGTCACACAAGGATGCCAATTTTGACAACTCATTCAAGTTGCTTTTACGACCTCCAAAATCAAACCATTGGTTGGCATCAAATACATTCTTGAGTGCTGCATCAATGGGCTGTGTGATATAAAAACTGCAAGAAGAGTGTTTCTTTGCAAGATTGACTATCATCTCCGTCATGTTCCAGTTTACTGTCTGCCCAGATAGAACGGGTCCATTAGACACAAACACATTCCTGTCTGTCGGTAAGCAAAAATCATCAACACCATAGTGTTTGTAATCAATGTCTGGTATAAAGAAGTGTTCCTCTTGTGGAAAGAGATGCGAAAGACCCAAGGTATTGGCGTGATCAAGATACATTCTGTAGTTGTTGTGTAGTGTACACCCATCCCACCACTTCTTGTCATTCTGTGCTATCCAGGTATTGAAAAACAAAATCTCATTCTCTATATGCATTGATGTGTTCTGAAGTGGTTGTGTGTTCACGCGAATGAACGGTATCTCCAAATCAGAAATAAGATGCGGACACTTGAAATGGGAGTGATATGCTTTGGCGTTCAGATTTTTGGCGAAAAAACGGACGAACTCTTTGCTATAAAAGATATCACCGTTGTTCGCATTATTGAAAAAGACCACAGACGAAAAAGACTTCATGATACCCCCATTATTTTTTTCAACGCACAATAGGTTTCTCTTATGCCGACATCTATGCCCAATGTATCTATGGGCATCCGCGACGGATCTCCCCGATATGGTTCTCCGATTCCCTCATTCTCCAATATGATCTCTGTGCGTTGTCTGCTTTGGTCATTGATTTTGTTGGCAATGTCCACCAATGTTAGGGGAACGACATATGAGCAATCAACTTCTTTAGGGGGTGAGTCGTGGCTAATGTAAAATTTCACCAACGACAGGAGATCTTGCATGTAGAAAAAATCCATGACCTTGTTCATATGAATCCTTATACTCTCTCCGCGAAGGTTTCTGATGATGTTTGCCTTGATGAAGCGAGTATCTAGTTCGTTCTCATCAAATACAGCAAACACCTTGATATTGTACCAGTTGGGTATGGTACGAATGGAATTGGCAATAATTCTCTTGCTCATTCCATAGGGAGTGTCAGGTGAAAAAATCTCCGCGCCCGATCCAAATGTGATGAGTCTATCAAACTTTTTCCTGTTTGCAACTAGGTTGTAGTGCATTCTCAAATTTTTTTCTGTAACTGTGGGGTCTTCAACTTTCAGTCTGCTCCCACCGACAACAGCCGTGTGTATTACAACATCAAAGTGCTTGTCTTCAAACCAATTTCCCATGGATTCACAATCTTCCATGTCAAAATCTTTACGAGTCACTGAGACAACATCATGAACTTTAGCAAGATCTCGCGAAACACTTTTTGCTATGTAACCGTTGCCACCGGTTATCATTATGTTCATTTTACCCACCGTATGTCCTTTAGTTCGCCGGGAATAAACTTCCCATCATCACCCAATCTTGCCATGACCTTCGGTTCATGTGTTTCATTTGAGTCTGTGAACACTTCACATACACATGGTCCATCTTGCGACAAAAAATCGCTCAGAGTTGGCTGAATATCTTTGTTGTTTCTGATCGCACAATACGGAAGACCGTATGCCTTGATCACCTTCTCAAAGTTCGGGAATGAAACTCCGCTCGTCTTTTCTGACGCTACATATCGTCCATTGAAGAAGGTATTTTGAGTGATCTTGATTGACAGATATCCGTCATTGTTGAGAAGAATCAACTTGATGGGAAGATCATAGTGCTTCATGGTCTGTAACTCATGAATGTTCAGGTGAAGACTACCATCTCCCTCCAAACAGATAATCTTATGATGCACCGATGCCCCAAGTGCAGCGGGGAGTCCATATCCCATTGGTGCACAGCCCGTGTTGGTGAAAAGCCGTTGATTGCCCTTCAAATCCATGACTTGCATTGTTACGACATTGGCAGAACCATCGCTAGTCACGATATGGTGATCTTTCGGGAGAACCTTTGACAACTCCTCAATGAACGCATAGTGGCTTACATACTCAATGCTGTCCCTATGTCTGTCCAAAACTTTTGGCGACTTGTTAAACACATCACACTCATCCAACCAACTCTCGGAAGACTTTGGAATATCATACCTCATGATCTCCTTGATGAATTCACCAGCATCCGATTGAATGGCGACATCGGGAAAAAGAGTGGGCTTTGCAAGTTCTCCCCCATCAATATCAACATATGCCCGATACGCTTGTTGAGCGAAACCTTTGAAGTTGTATCCGGTTTGCCTCACATACAACCGACTCCCGATTGTCAGCAGGAAGTCACACTCACTCAACAGTTTGTTGGCACAAATTTGTGCATGAGTTCCGAACCTCCCATAGTAGTAACGGTAGTCGGAATTGACAATATCATTTCCATTGACAGCGGTGATCGTCGGGATGTTCGTCTTGGACAACATACTGTGTAGTTGATCCACGGCACCGCTAAGACGAACACCATTTCCAACAATCAGAAGAGGTTTCTTGGCTTTTCTCCATTGATCAACCACGGCGACGACTTTGTTCGGATCTGGAAGAATAGGTTCAATTTCCTCCACATATCCTCTGATCGTGGTTGGATCTATCTCGGCTGATTGGGTATTGAGGGGAATGTCAAGCCAAACTGGACCGGGTCTTCCGGTAGTTGCCAATTTACACGCCTTCTCAAGATGATATCTGATATCATTTGGATCATTCACTTGGACGGCATACTTTGTCATATTCTGCACAGTCTTGACCAAGTTAAACTCTTGATCACCTAACTGACGAATGCCCAATCCCGTATAATTGGTGGTCATTTCCCTGTTTACTTGTCCGCAAAGGACAATGACAGGGATAGAATCCAACCAACTGCACAGGGTTCCTGTAATGGCATTGGTGCCGCCCGGACCACTTGTGACCAAACAGGCACCCAATCGACCATTCATCCGAGAGTATCCTTCTGCGGCGATTGCAGCGGCTTGCTCATGGTGTGTGGCGATGTATTGCACACCCTCTGTTTTGCCTAAAGAGTCAACCAGAAAAATGCAACCTCCACCCGATACCGTAAAGATAGTGTCTACTTGATAGTTGTCTCTCAGGAATTGAATGATGTAGTCAGATACTCGCATGAATTTCCTCTAGGGTTTTGGTGAGTATAGTCTTGTCTTTGATGTTTGTCAAGAAAGGAGTTTCGTCGATGAGAACCATGGTCAGATTTCCATCACTCTTTTTGTCGGACTTTATGATTTCAGAAAGTGTATCATAGTCAAACCATTCCGGTTTCAACTGTATCATACTGAGTCCGAGTAGTTCTCTTCCCCTATCCATGATAATATCATAGTCCGATACCGAGTGACCCAATCTTTTGGAAACGGTGACTGCAATCATGGAACCCAATATCACGGCTATTCCGTGTGGTATCTCATGCTGCGAAATGGTCTCCAGAGCATGACCAAATGTGTGACCAAAGTTAAGAAACCGTCTCTCGCCCTTGTCAAATTCGTCCCGCGAGATGATGTCTGCCTTGTATCGCAGCCCATCAAGAACCATTTCTTCAACAGATCCATTCGGATCAAAGCGTGGCATCTTTGCTTGAAGGATATGAAACTTGTAGACTTCGCCCAATCCGCTGATGTAATCTTGACGGGTGAGCGTTTTCGTAAAGTTCGTGTCTATCAGTATCTTTGATGGTGGAAAGAAAGTGCCAAGTATGTTCTTTCTGCTGCCATAGTTGATTGATGTCTTTCCGCCAATGCAACTATCCGCTTGCGCCAACAATGTCGTTGGCACCAGAATGTATTCTATTCCGCGACAATAGATGGAGGCACAGTATCCAATCAAATCTTGAAGAATACCACCTCCTATCACAACCAGTTTTGTCTTGCTGTTTGCTTTTCTACTGATCAGTTGATTTAGGACAACATGAGTTCCCTCGATGGTCTTTGCATCTTCATTGCAAAACACAGGAACGAAACCCTCTTTGTTTAGTTCCGGATAGAGGGACGCAACATTTGAATCTATGAATGTTATTGTGTTGGGTTTATTCGTTTCCTCTATGATATGATCATGCGAGTTCACAAACCTTACCTCATAATCTTTTACCTTGGACACAATCTTCAGGCTGTGCATGTGTATCCTCCATCAATGAAGATATTTTGTCCCGCAATGAATCTGTTTTGCTCGGTAGAAAGGAAGTATACCAAGTCAGAAACCTCTGATGGGGTTCCCAATCTTCCTACAGGAACACTCTTCACGATTCTTTCCAGTTCTTCCTTGCTGTTGTTCTGATATGTGAGGTCAGTTCCAATGAATCCAGGAGAAACTGTGTTCGCAAGAATGTTCTTACTCGCATACTCTGCTACGAGAGACCTTGTAAGAGAGTGAAGAGCACACTTGCTTGCTGCATATGCTGACCTATCGGGCTTCGCCAAGTCAATCCAGACACTTCCTATGTTCACAATCCGACCGAACCCTTGCTTCAACATATGAGGTAGACATTGCTGGATTATCTGGAGAGGAGAGAGATAGTTGACACGCATCACCTCCTCATCACACACACTTGGAATATCCTTCAACGGATTGATTCCAGCATTGTTGATAACCACATCAAAATTGGTATGTGTGAGGACTACATTGCAGGACAAGTTCAATTCTTCTCGCGTGGGCGCATACACGCAATGCCCCTCTCGGACAAACCGTTCAGCGATAGCCTTTCCGATTCCACGGGATCCACCGGTCACTAGAACATTCATTTGTAAAGTCGCCGATCACTTGAAGGAAATGGATTGATTGATTCTATCCTGAATCATCTCAATTCGCTTGATGTCTTGGTTTGCAAGGGTCGTATAGTATTCGTGCTTTGTCTTCAGCCACTCATATTCAAACATCTGCCCCTTAGACAGTGCGCGAGATAGGTTCTTCAGGGCGATGGACGGATCGTAGATTGCGTATCTAGTCTCAAACTTGTCCAGAAGACCCTCTGAATGCAGCCTCTTGAGGAAGTCATACGATTCGACTGAAACTGCACCCCCTATGCACAATTTCAGACCTTTTTCCTTAGCCTTGATGAAGACCCTCTTGGTCAATCCATAGACCTCGTCACTATTCACAAACTTACGATCCTTGCCCATGGAAGAAACCAAATCCACACGCCCGACAGTAACTCCATAGAGATCGGTTGCGGCCTTGGACTCCAACATCTTCTCGGAATTGTGAACTGCGGTGATAGTTTCAATGTTGATGTTCAGTTGGATCGAAGAAAGCGAGTCTTCGGGGATGTGTGTCTTGGCTGCTTGAATGAACTTGGAAAGTCCAAACTCAGACTCAACCATAGGAGCGACTAATCCCTTGACCCCAATCACGGAAGAGTCCTTGAGGTCGCGGATCGCTTCTGGACCACCAATTTTCAAGGTCAATTTAGTTTTGGCTTGATTACAAATCTCTTTGAGCCGAATGGTTTCGTTGAAGAGAGCGCCCTCATCCTCAAAAGAGGTTTTGACACCAACCAGACCTTCATTCTCGATAAGGTCTGTTAGAATTGAGACGCAGTTGAATTCTCTGTTGTTCATGATAAATCCTTTGGTTGTTAACCAGACTTTTTCGTAAAGATTGCAGTGTAGTAGGCATTTTGAATGTCTATGTGAATATCCACTCTTTCTATATTTTCCTCTAAATATGCTTTCTCTTCGTCTGTGATATGTGGGCTATCAATCTTTCCCGTATCTTGAAACTTTCTGATGACAGAATATGTCTCATCGCTTCTGGGTCTGCAACAAACTGGTCTTCCGCTTTCTGTTATATCCTCAAGTATGTAAAATCCACCATCTACTACATGCTCAAACAAGCAGCCCAAAGAAATCATTTGGTGTTCGTGTTCATGAAGACCATCTTCAAGTATGAAATCAAAAGACACATTGTCATATACAGAAATCATCGCTTTCAGATCTTCCCTCTTGCTTTGATCTCCTCTGAAAAATCTTACTCTATCTCCTGGAAGTTTCATGACAGAGGAATTGCTCATGTCGGTCAAATCGAAAGTGTATATGGTTGCTTTTTGGAAGTAATCATACCACATCATTACAGAGTGACCACCCGAAGTGCCCTCCATACAAATACCAATTTCGAGAAGTTTAATAGGCTTATCTCTTAATTTTCCGAGATATGACTCATAAACCGGAGCGTATCCGTGACGAGTATGACCTTTGTGAAGAGTGCCCTTGTCTGTGTCATATAGATTTGCAAAATCGTCAAGATTCATTTGCTCTGAATTGTTCATAGATTTCCATCCTACTTTTACCAAATGAAAATGTTCTTGTAGTACTGGATTATTTTACTCAATTCTCGGTCAAAGTTTATCTTGGGTTCCCAGCCCAACTTCCTAATCTTGCTGTCATCGAGAGAATAACGAAGATCTTGTCCCACTCTAGAGCAGGTTACATCTATGTAGTCGTTGATGTCGAAGTTGTCGGTTCCTAGTAGTTTCTTGAGAATCTTTCTAACCGTATCCAAGTTAGTCTGTTCAAACCCACCGGAGATATTGTATATCTCGTTCCTAACTCCTCTTTCAATAATTTCAACTACAGCATTTGCCGTATCGGCTGCGTGCAACCAATTCCTAACAGGAGAACCGTTGTTGTGAAGAGGAATCTTCCTGCCCAACGATAGGTACTTACAAGCCTTTGGAATCAGTTTCTCAACATACTGACCGATGCCGTAATTATTGGTGGGGCGGACAATCACATAAGGTATCCCGTATGTACGGGCCCACGCGATTATGAGCATGTCGGCAGCAGCCTTCGTTGCCGAATATGGATTGGAAGGTTTGAGTAAATCTGTTTCCACATGGGAACCTTCGGCGATGTCGCCATAAACCTCATCGGTGCTGAAGTGAAGCAGGACTGGAACCTTGCCGCTCTCTTGCCTGTAGTTTCTCATCAGTTCCAAAATCTTATGCACGCCGTTGATGTTGGCATGCACGAAGTCATCGCTGTTGGCGATAGAGTTCCCCACATGGGTTTCTGCTGCGGTGTTGATGATGTAGTCGCAGTCATACAGAAACCGAAGGTCGTTGATGTCACAGTGAACAAACGAGAAGTTTGGGTACTTCTTGAACTCGTCCAACAGTTGCTTGTTGGCGGCATAGGTCATCTTGTCCACACCCTTCACATACCAACCTCTCTGCAAGCAAAGACGGGTGACATACGAACCGATGAACCCCAGACATCCGGTTACATAAACGACTTTCATGATACATTCTCCTCTTTCTTGTAATGGTTAACAAGTTCCTCAATGATAGTGTTGATGTCTTTCTTCTGTTTGAAACCATACGATTGAAGTTTTGATGTTTCCAAATATGAGTGACGAACTTGCACTATGTCGTGAAACGGAGTCGGTTCGATATGAACAATCTTGGACTTGGAATTGGAATACTCGATAGCCTTGTTTACCATGTCCAAGAATTTGTGCGGTCTTCCGCTTCCTATGTTGATGATTTGACCTGTTGGAGATTTTTTCATGCATAGCATCATAGCCTCCACCACATCGTCAACCCCAATGTAGTCTCGCAACACTTCACCACCATAATAAAGATGGACATCATTCCCTCTCACTATTTCCCTGATAAGGAACTGCAATGCGTTCTTCTTCTTTGAAATTCGCTTGTCGCCTATTCCGAGTACATTTGCAAGCCTGAATATCCTGTACTTTATGTTGTGTGTCTGGCAATAAGACACAAGCAATTGCTCTGCGCAATACTTTGTGATTGAGTAGAACCCTGTTGGGCTGCATCGTGAATGATCTTCACGGAATGGCATCTCGTAGTTCTTCCCGTACACAAACCATGAACTGACGAAGTTGAATGTGATGTCATCGTCTTTCGGCAACCTCTCAAGAACATTCATCAGTATAGTGAGATTCGTATCAATGTCGATGTGCGGGTCATTTAGAGAGTTGTAGTTGTCTGTCGTGCTTATGAGATATAAGATGTCTTTGCTTTTTGTATGGTAGTCTTCACGACCAATAACAAAAACATCCTCTGGAAAAAGTTCACAGAATCTCGATCCTATAAACCCCTTCCCTCCGAACACGGAAATTTTGTTTGTGTCAATCATAGTATAATTTCTATGTAAGGCAACTTGGGGTTTATTGCTCTGGCAAGGTAGTTTACATTTGATCCCGGACAGCACATCAAGAAGTCTGTTCTGGATAAAAGATAGGTTTCCAATACAACATCCTCGGCAATCTTTCTTTGATACTCCATCGTGTTGTTTCTATGATACCTTCTGTCTTGTGGATGCGAGTGCAAGGGTGTGTCTTTATTTTTACTACGGATGCTATTCCATGAGATCACTTTATCTCCAAATGTACACTCCACCATACGAAATCGTTCATGTTCATCTGAACACACAAACAAAGCATCGTAGTTGTCCATCGTGTCTTTGATTTTCTGCATGTAGTTAGATATGCGAGACTTGTTTGGATGGTCGGTCCCCCGTAAATGAAGCCCTAAAACCCTCTTGCCCAGATAGTTTTTTTGAACAAAGGAGTCAACCTTCTGCTGCATCTCCGGTTTCAGGTGGATGTATTTGGAGATGATGTTTGAAAATATCTCCCTTCGCTTCTGAATTTCCTGTTCGTTGTTTGGGCATATATTGGGAGAAACGAATTCGCTCTGTTGATCAAAAATGATACCTACCACTTTTTCCACATCAGAGGGTGCTGGTATCAAATTTGAATAAGGTTGTTCGTAAAACCAATCCCATACATTATCATTGCCCACTCTGTAAATGCTGTTTGAGAAGTCAATGTAATACTTCTTGCCAGGATTGTGATATATGGCTCTTATTGTCTGCCAAATATAACCACACATTCCATAGTTCTCTTCAGGACGGACGATTATGAAATCTCTCATGATAGCATGCTCCGTATGTAAGTCTCTTCTATTTTTTGCCAGTTTTCGGTCATTCCATATGCCATGTGAATACCGAATCCATTTCGTACATACAAAATTGACGAATTGTCCATTTTGATTCTCAGGCTAAGTTGCCCCTCGTCCCACCCGTCTTCTAAAATAGACAAACAGTCTTTCCAGTATTGAGTTTCACTTATGAATATATTATTCGTAAAGTAAGGTGCCCTGTAGACATCAAGGCTGTATGAATTCTTGCCCCAGAATTTTTCGGAATTGTCCGCTATCTTCTGTGCAATAAACATGTTGTATGCAAAGGAGAAACGAGCAGGATGCACTCCACGAACATTGCAGTAGTGCCAAGGCACAGGATTTCTATCCCAACGAGTGTCAGCATCAGTGACATAGTCCCAGTATTCCCTACCGTCCCACTTCTTCATACTGGCTATCTTGTTGTTGATGGAACTATAATCCAAACCCCACAAATCTACGGGTATTGTTTGTTTCAAAAACAACCGATGCGCTTCTTGCTTGTCTTCTTCGGAAAGGAAGTCCTCAACGAACATGTCCACTGTAGGAATTCCGTTGGTCAGTATGGGAGCAATAATCGGGTGTTCGTTCGTTATCTTATCCAGATTGTCTATCATATAATCCCAGACATGCCTAGTAACTAGAACATCATCATCCAACTTGCAAGAGTAGCGACACTCTGTTTTGTGAGCAGTTGCAATTCTATCCAAGTAAGTAGAGTCTTTGTACTGAAACAACTGGACCTGAAAAGATACTGGATTTCTAGAGAAGTATGATTTCCATAGATCAATGACCGGCTTTTCTCCATGAATGCAGAGTCTAACCTTGTCACGATTTCGTATAGCCATTAGTTCTTGCACCGAACGAACACTGAAAGGAAAACGATATGATCTATGACCACACGAAAGCATGTTGATTTGAAGGGATGTTGTCATGGGTGTATCTCCACTGTGTCTAGCAGTC